GGATTAATAGTTTAGAATACAGGATTAGAAAGCAAAATAATAATGCACCTTGTACTGTAATAAGTGATGCAAGATTTAGAAATGAGTTAGATCTTATAAAAAGTATGGGAGGAGTTGTTATTTGGGTACAACGTGGAGAGTTACCTGAATGGTTTGAAGTAGCCAAAACTGCTCATGAAAATGTTGTAAACAGAAAAATCATGGAAACAAAGTACAGAGACGTACATGAAAGCGAATGGAACTGGGCAGGATATCCTGTAGACTATATAATTGATAATAATGGCACTTTAGAAGATTTAGCAAAGCAAGTTGATGATATCAGAGATTGGAAAACTGGAAAATTTAAAGAACATCTTAAAATTGTATAATACTGCCTAATACGTCTTAATTCCTTAAATACACTATAATCCTAAAAAAAGATAAATACTATTAAGAAAATCTTAATATTAGGAGAAAAATATGGCAACATTAGTTTCACCTGGAGTTAGTGTAAGTGTATCAGATGAGAGTTTTTATGCTCCTGCTGGTGCAGGTTCAGTACCACTTATAGTAATCGCAACGGCTCAAGACAAAACGAGTCCAGACGGTTCTGGTACTGCTGGTTACACATCTCTAGCAAAATCAGACAGACTCTACAAGATTTCTAGCCAGAGAGAACTATTACAACAGTATGGTAATCCTGTGTTTAAAAGTAGTGGAGGAACTCAGTTACATGGTAACGAACAAAATGAATATGGACTACTTGCGGCTTATAGTTTCCTTGGTGTAGCCAATAGTGCATACGTTTTAAGAGCAAATGTAGACTTAAATGCCTTAACGGCTACTGCGACAGCACCTACAACTGCTCCAGCAAACGGATCATATTGGTTAGATACTGCAAGTACAATAATTGGAATTAAAAAATACGATGGTGCTAACTATGTTAGACAAACAGTAAAAGTTCCAGCAAGTACAGATTTAGCATCTGACGGCACACCAAAAACAGGTTATGGACAAGACGGCGACTATGCTGTAGTTTATTTCGATGTTTCAGGAAATACTTTAGCAACATTTAAAGTTTATCAAAAAACAACAGCAAATAATTGGGACTTAATTGGAAGTACAGGATGGTCAACAAGAACATCTTCAGCAGATTTCCAAATAGGGTCAAACGCACAATTACCTGCTACAAGACAAGGTGGTGGTGCTTTACAGTCAGGAGATTTATTCTTACAATTAAATTCAGTAAGTAATGGATCAGACTTTTCACTAAAACTATACAATAGTTCAACAGCACAATTTACTGCACAAACAGTTGAATCAGGTGTATTAATGTCTTCAGCATTTTCACCTGCTAGACATACTGCAAATCCTCAACTTGGAGACATTTATTTTGATGTTTCTGGAGAAGGAGCAAATGAGGCTGATGGTACAGCAAGTATTTCACCAAAACGTCATAATGGCGGATCAAGTGTTACAGCATTAGGTAATGCAGTTGTTAGTGATACAGCAGTAGCAGTTGCACCACATAGTGGTAAAATTAGTATCTCATTAAGAATCAACAGTGGTTCAAATGTAGATGTTACATTTAGTACAGATGGAGATGCAGACGGTAATGCAAGTGTTGATGACATGGTACAAGATATAAATGCGGCCTTAACCGCTTCTAACTCATCATTAACTTTTGCAAATACAGTGGTTGCTTCAAACAATTCAGGTAAAATTCAACTAGTTAATAGTGCTGGTACAGATATACTAGTTATAGATGGTAATGTATCTGGTTTCACAGCGGCTAATCTTGCTTTAGATAGTTCAGCACCTTACAGTAACTTTGAAAAATTAAGTTTTACTGCAAGTTCAAATGCTATTACAGGAACATTAGCAGACGGAACATTATGGTACAACAGTTCTATAAGCACAGAAAACGTAGATATTTTATATAACCATCCTACAACAGGTTGGGAACCTTACGACAAGGATGTACAAGTTAAAGGTTCAGCACCAACTTTACAATCAGATGGCGTAAGTTCATTAGTTGACGGCGATATTTGGGTAGATGGTAGTGATCTAGAAAACTATCCTAGAATTTACAAAAGAGCCTCTGGTGCTTGGGTACTATTAGACAATGCTGATCAGCATAGTCCAGATGGTATTGTGTTTGCAGATTTTAGAAATTCAAGTTCAAGTAACACATTAATTTCTACTGCACCGCCAACAGCAAGTTTCCCTGCAAATATTTTAGCATGGAACAAATTGTTAAGTTCAGGTAATGTTAAAAAGTATAATACTACAACTGGCTTATGGCAAGATGAGAGTGGTAATAAAACTGACGGATCACCATTTATGCTTAGAAAAGCACAAAGACGTGTCATTGTTAATGCATTAGCATCAGTAATTTCTAGTAATCAAGAAATCAGAAATGAAACAAATCGTTTCAATATTATGGCAGTTCCTGGATATCCAGAACTTGCAGACGAAATGATTACTGTAGGTACAGATAGAAAAAATACTGTATTTAATGTGATAGATGCTCCATTTAGATTGGCTTCAGATGCCACAAGTACAAAAAATTGGGCAACAAACAGTAATAATGCAGGTGAGAACGGTGAAGACGGATTAGTATCAAGTGATCCTTATGCGGCTGTTTACTATCCACATGGTTTAACAACAAACCTAGATGGTACAAGTGTAATGGTTCCAGCATCACATATGGCACTAAGAACGTTAGCATTTAATGACCAAGTGGCTTTCCCATGGTTTGCACCAGCAGGGTTCCAAAGAGGACTTGTTAATAATGCAACATCAGTAGGTTTCTTAAACGCAACAACAAGTGAGTTTGAACCAGTAGCATTAAGTGAAGGACAAAGAGATAGTTTATATTCAAATAAAGTTAATCCAATTGGGAATTTCCCAGGAAGAGGATTAGCAGTATTTGGACAAAAAACACTAAATCCTGTATCAAGTGCATTGGATAGAATTAACGTTGCAAGACTAGTAGTTTACCTACGTGAACAATTAGATGATGCAGTGAAACCATTCTTGTTTGAACCAAACGATGAAGTAACAAGAGCAAACGCAAAAACAGTAGTTGATAGACTACTTGGCGAACTTGTTGCACAGAGAGGATTGTTTGACTTTATTACAGTATGTGATACAACAAACAATACACCAGCAAGAATTGATAGAAATGAATTACACATTGACATAGCGATACAGCCAGTCAAAGCAGTAGAGTTCATTTACATACCTATCAGAATCCAAAACACATTGGGTCAAACTGGTTAAACAGTAATTTAACTACATAAGAGGGCGGTTTTTCCGCCCTTTTTTGTGAAATAATTAAAACTATAGTTAATATTTTTTACTAAGATCAGATAAATATTCGTATATTAAAGTCGAACTTTAATTAATTAAGTTCTAGGAGAACAACATGGCAGTAGATAGTGCAACAACAGAAACTAAAAGTAAATTTGGTGTACCCTTAACCGGTAATACTGGTTCTGGCGTACTTATGCCAAAACTTAAATATAGATTCCGTGTGAGTTTGCTTAACAACTTTGGTGGAAGTAATGAAACTAAAGTACTTACTCAAAATGTGCAAAACGTAAGTAGACCTAAAATCAGTTACGAAGAGCAAATTATTGATAGTTACAACTCAAGAGTTTATATTCAAGGAAAACATGCATGGGAACAAATTACTCTTACTGTAAGGGATGATATACAAAACCAAGTAACAAAACTTGTTGGTGCCCAAGTCCAAAGACAATTGAACCATTTCCAACAAACCACTCCTGCTTCAGGTAGTGATTACAAATTCGATTGCCAAATCGAAGTTTTAGATGGTGTCAACGCAGGTGCATCGGAAGTTTGGTTCCTTGAAGGTTGTTTCTTAACAAACGTTGACTACAGTGACTCAGACTATTCAGCAAGTGATCCAGTACAGGTCATTATGCAGATTAGATACGATAACGCCGTACACTTTGAAGGTGATAACGATGTTAATGGTAGAACTGTAGGTGGAAACCCATTCCCAGAAACAGTAGACGTAGGCTCAACAACATTAGGTTAATCCTAGGTTAGGAGTGCGTAGTGCAGTTTCTTAAATTCGGAGGCGGGCGGAATTTCTATTTAAAGGACTTCCGCAACGCCTATCAATTCAGACCAGATGTCGCCCCACCGCGACAAAAGTTTCAAGGATATGTAAATTTTATACCTAACAGAGCCCTTTTGGGTCAACTTTTGGGAGAAGATAGTTTACAACTTAGAACTAGATTAGGTTCGTTAGTAAGAACAGCACAACTACCAGAAGTACAAATACAAACCCAGATTGTAAATTCATTTAATGAGAAAAAAATTGTTACTACAGGCAGAGAATATTCCCCTATAGGTTTAACTTTATTCGATACAATTCAAAATGAATGGCTTACAATGTTAATGAAATATTATACATATCAATTTGCAGACTCGGCTAATAAATTTTCAGGGACAGAAGCAAGTGGTAGAGATTTAGATATTGCTGTTCTTACAAAAAATGTAAATAAGTATAACAGTGAAAGTCCTGCAAAATTTACTGAAGACAATACAACTAAAGGTTACGATAGTAATGCATTTGGCTTTACACAAAGACAAACACCTTATTTCTTTGAAAGAATAGATATAATACTTTACCACGGTGATACCGGTATCCAGTATAGTTTAGCAAATCCAATTATTACAAATATACAATTTGGAGATTTAGATTATGCAGATAGTGGATTAAAAGATATTCAAATACAATTACAATATGAATATTTTTCAGTATTTAATGAACTTAATTTCCAATTAAGTGAACAGGATCTTGCAAGGTTTGAAAATATGGAAGGTGTTGATCTTCCAAGTTTGTTTGGTAAAGAAATTAAAAAACCAATTGCTATTACAACTCCAACAAAAATGGACGGTATAATGGGCAGAGGTAGAGAGCCACAAATTTTAACTCAATTTGAAGGTGGTGAAGATTTTAACGCAGGTAAAAATTTATTAACTGCCGACGAAGCACCATCATCGTATAAATTAAGACCTGGTCCTGAGCAATTTGTAGATGAAGACGAAGATGGTAAAGATGATAATACTGGTGAAACTTACAAAGAGTTTAAAAAACGTACTGATACTAGAAGTATATTAGAAAAAACTAGCGATTTCTTTTCTGATAATCCTTTTGGAAGAATCTTAGACAGAGGACTTAGTGCCGCAGTTCATGGTGGAGATATTGAAGATGCTTTAACAGGAGGTATTTTTAATGAAATTACACAGGCAATAGAAAATCCAAGACCTAAAGATCCTTTAAAGGGTAAAGGAAAACGTGTTGATTCTGGAAGTGAAGAGGAAGATGAGGGTACATAATGAGCAGTCAGAGTTTATATGAAACATTTGGAAACGAAAGAAGTATTACAGTATTAAATGAAATGCTGACTATTTTTTTAAAAAATAGTACAGTAGATTTTCCATTACCTCAAGCATCTTCTCAAATATTAGGCAGTTTTAACGATGATAATTTAGTAGAACATATTAATGGCCCATTACTAGAACAAGTTAAAATGAGACTCCTAAGTTCAGGATTTAGTCAAGCAAATGCAAATGCATTAGGAATTGTACTTTTACAGGTTGCAGAGCAACAAAATATTCATCCTTTTGAATTTTTTGAACTATCAACTAATACACTAAAAATTACTAAAGAAGCCTATGAGGCCATTAATGCTCTTAGACCTGCAGGTAACAGAGTAAATTTAGTAGCACCACTAAAAAATTCAAACAGCAGAGCAAAAGACATTATTAAGGCATAACATGAAAAAGTTTATGCAGGGTAAATATGTCGTTCAAGAGGCAACAAAATACGTAGGAAAAAAAGAACCCACATACAGGAGTAGTTGGGAACTTGCTTTTATGCGTATGTGCGACAATCATCCTAACATTACTAAATGGGCAAGTGAAAATGTAAAAATACCTTACAGAAGTCCATTAGATGGAAAATATCATAATTATGTACCTGACTTTATGGTGCAATATACAGACAAAAATGGTTCTCAACATGTGGAACTTATAGAGATTAAACCTAGCACTCAAACCAGCCTTAAAAACGCCAGAAGCCGTGGAGATGCTATGCAAACGGCCTTAAATGCCGCAAAGTGGACAGCGGCTCAAGAATGGTGTCAACGCAAAGGCATTCGCTTTAAAGTAATAAACGAAGATCAAATTTTCAGAAATAACAAACCACGTAAGCCTAAACAACGTGTTGCTCCAAAACGCAAATAATAAATACAGTTATGACAAAGAAACTAGAAGAAGAGTTTAATCTGCCCCCTATAGAAGAGGTTACTAAAACAGAACCAACTATAGTTGAAACAGAATCAGAAATAGAAGAAACTCAAAACGCATTAAGTGTTAGTGAAAAAATAAATGCCGCCTTTAAGGAAATAAAAGGTCTTGAGGATCATGAAGGTGAAATGAATGATATTGCTAAAATGGCTGTTGAAAGTTATGAACAGTTAATGCAACTAGGTATGAACGTAAGCGATATGGCGGCAGGCAAAGTGTTTGCAGAAGCAAGTAATATGCTTAAAATAGCCTTAGATGCCAGTGATGCCAAAACAAAAGCCAAGTTACAACAAATAGATCTCATGCTTAAAAAGGCAAGAATAGACAAATTTAGTGACAAAGGTTCAGGGGAAACAGAGGGAGTTTCTGCCACAGTATTAGATCGCAACGATCTATTAAAAATTATAAAAGGCGAAAATGACAAGAAATGATAAATAACAATGTATATTTGGAGTTTTCGAAATGACAGAATTAAAACAATACATCGCAGAAGCATTTAGTAAAGAGTACGGATACAGAGTTAAAATTGCGTCTGACTGTGGGTCAGATCATATGGATATTATCGAGAAGTGTTTAGCAAAATACAATTTAGTTAGTGCTACACCTTTTAAAAGAACTCCAATAGAAGAAAATCCAATGGAATTTTACCGTGCTAAAGGTGTACAATTTACATCAGAAGTATGCAGTTCAGATGTTGTTTTAAAATATCCAGTCAATGAAAGAATTCTTGAAGTTTGGTTAGCAGTTAATCTTGGTTTAGATCATGAAAGAGTTTTATGTTATGGTGTTAAAGAACCAAGAAGATTAGAAGCAGATATCCAAGCAGAAAGAATGGCAAATAATGAAGACAGAGTTGTTGATATAGATCCTGAAAATATAGATTTAAAAGATGGCGACGATGCATTTGAACATTATGAAATGGAAAATCAAGACCTTGATTTTAATGAAGCATTATTTGGTGAAGAGTATAATAAAAAGTTTTTAGACGAGTTACAAAAAATTAAAGCAGAAAAAGGTGCAGACTACTTCCGTAGATATCCTACTAAAGATGAATTAATGGGTAACGATCTACTACCAACATATGATGATCTTAATAAAGGTGTTAATATGGGTAAAGGTAGTGAAAGTTCTAAAGAAGTTTCCAGAGTATCACAATCCAGAGGTGCTGGGGGAATTGTATAATGAATTTATCAGATTTAATTTTAAAAGAACAAGAAGTTGACATGGGACAAAGACCTCAACCTGGTCAGGAAGACAATCCTGTACCATCTGGAGAAAAAGACTTTAGTGGTAAACATAGAGTGGCTTTAAATATGATTTTAGGCGACCAGCAAAAAGTTTCAGAAGTGATTAGAGCAATGGACTTTATGAAGCAAGGCAGAGGTGTTCCAGCCAATTTTGCCAGTTCTTTATACGAACTTATAATGAATAGTATAGGTATTCAAATACAACTAGGTACTGCTCAAACAAAAAGAAGTCAAGAACTTGTTAAGCAACAATCCCAAGCGGCTGGAAAAGTACAAGGCACACAGCCTGACAAAACTCCCACAACACCTGAATTAGATGATCAGGTAGGAAGAATTCAGGGAGAAAGTATTCAAGAAGAAATTACAGGACAAGATCGTGTTGCAATTAAGCAAATTGTTCCTGATAATCAGAAAGTAAATGACATTATCAGAGCAATGGCCAGGATACAACAAGGTAAGAATCCTCCAACAGACACAATTCCAGCAATTAATGAACTTATTCAAAACAGTATAGGTATTCAAATACAACTAGGTACTGCTCAAACAAAAAGAGGGCAGGACATGGTCAAGCAACAACAAAAAGCAGGTGGTTTAGATAAACAACAAGCAAATAAGGTGCCACAAGGTAAACCTTCAAAACAACAAATGGCTGATTTTATTAAGAATGAAAGTCTTGGATATGCTATGCCTAGTGAAGATGAAGAATCAGAAAGAGTAAGTTATAGTAAAACTAAAAAACAAGGTGATGCAAGTGTTACTGTTAGTGCAAATGCTGACAGCATGGACGAATTACATGACATTTTAAGGCTTGCAGGAATAGATTTTGAAAAAAGCGGAGAAGTAGACCATACACCAGATCACAAAGACCATGATGATCATGAAAAGCCAGATATGGAACCAAAAGATGATATGGACAAAGTCATGGTAATATCTCCTGCAGATGCTTCAATGTCTACAGATAAAGAAGTTTTAACAAACTATTTAAAAGATAAACTTAAAAAAAGCCTTTCCTAAATAAATCCACTTATAAATAGTGTTATGATAGATGATCTATACGTAGATGGAAATAGTTATGCCTCTGGATGGGGAAGAGGTTTAGAAAGATCAATATCCAAGCAACCAGGTTTTGACTCCTGGGTAGATTACTTTGCAGACTTATCTAACTGTGAAAATGTTTGGAACCATTCTTTAGTAGCAAAACCTATAGAAATGCAAAAGTATGACGTAGTAAATTTTTGCAATGAATATTTTAAAAAATATAATAGTTTTGAAAGACTGTTTGTAATTGTAGAAATACCTTTTGTGTGGTATAGAATTTTAACTAATATTACAATTCGGGACAATAATTTTAAAGGAGAGACAGCATATCCTATAATTATGTCTAAATGGACAAAACTAGATACTCTTGAATATTTAATACATTATGTAAGAAGATCTGGTGATTTCTTAAGTCCAAAAGAGCCACTTTACACAACTATTAGTAGGCAACAATTAGATCAAAATGATGTAGCCAGAACAGAAAAACTTGCAGAACAATGGATGAACGAAAGACCTAGGAGATTTGCAGAGCATATGACCTTTGCATATGAAAACGTAAACTACTTAAAACAGTTTTTACATCAAAGAAATATTCCTTACATGATATATTCTAGTGCTGTTACAGATAAAAATCCATATAGAGACGCAATAGATTTTGCATTTAGAAACTTAACTAAAGACAACAGGTTTATTCCTCTTAAAGAAATGACAGGCGCTCAATTAGGAAAAATTACATCGCTTGAAACATTCAGAGAACATCCAGACAAAACAGGACACAAAGCAATAGCAACATGGCTATTCGATTACGTTACAAAACATAATCTTACAGAAAAACCAAACCCCTCAATTATTATCTAATAAATAGTATTATGGCAAGAGGAACAGCAGATACCAGTCTGGTTAAACCAGGCTACTCAAAAGTAGCATATACACCAGATACCCTTGAAGATTTCAAAAACTGTGCAAATACAGACACAGGTCCTCTGTATTTTATGACTAATCATGTAAAAATACAACATCCTACTCAGGGAGGTATAGATTTTAATCCTTTTAGTTATCAGTTAAATCTTATAGAAAATTATAACAATCACAGATACAGTATCAATATGCTGGGTAGACAGATGGGTAAAACTACTGTGGCGGCAGGATACTTGTTGTGGTATGCTATGTTTAAGCCTGACAGTACAATACTTGTTGCGGCTCATAAACAAGCAGGTGCTCAGGAAATTATGCAACGTATTAGATATGCATACGAAAGTGTACCAGATCATATAAGGGCAGGTGTTACAGAATACAACAAAGGCAGTATTAGTTTTGATAATGGTAGCAGAATTGTTGCCGCCACTACAACAGAAAATACAGGTAGGGGTATGTCACTTACCCTAGTGTACTTGGACGAGTTTGCTTTTGTACCTCAACGTATTGCGGCCGAATTTTGGACAGCATTATCACCTACACTAGCAACAGGTGGTAAGTGTATTATTACAAGTACGCCTAACAGTGACGAAGATACTTTTGCTATGATTTGGCGACAGGCAAATAAACTGTTTGATCAACATGGCAATGAACAAGAAGTAGGTATAAATGGATTTAAACCTTTACTTGCTACATGGGACGAACATCCTGATAGAGATCAGGATTGGGCAAAAGAAGAACGTGGCAGAATTGGAGAGGAAAGATTTAGACGTGAACATGAATGTGAATTTGTAATTTATGATGAAACACTTGTAGATCCTTTAAAACTTTTAGAACTTACTGGTGTAGATCCTTTATTGAGAAGTGGCCAAGTACGTTGGTACAAGCACCCTAAACCAGATAATATGTATGTAGTATCTTTAGATCCCGCAACTGGTACTGGAGGCGATAACGCGGCTATACAAGTTTTAGAAGTACCTAGTATGCAACAAGTAGCAGAATGGTGTCACAATAAAACACCAATAGAAGGACAAATGAAAGTCATGATGGAAATACTGCATTACATCAGAGAAGAAACAAATGGAGCAATGACTTATTGGACTGTTGAAAATAATGCAATAGGAGAGGCGGCTTTAGTAGTTATAAGAGATACAGGAGAAGAAAATTTTCCTGGAGAAATGCTTCATGAGCCTAAAAGGATACAAGGTAAAAAAGGAAGAAGAGGATATCATACAACACACAAAAGCAAAATAGAATCATGTTTGACTCTTAAAAGACTTATAGAACAAGATAAGTTACACCTATTAAGTAAACCTTTAATAAGTGAATTAAAGAATTTTGTTTCAAATGCAAATAGTTTTAAAGCAAAACCAGGACAAACAGATGATTTAGTTATGAGTTTAGTTTTAGGACTGAGAATGATAGATTATATAAGCAGTTTTGAAGAAGACGTATATAGTGCTGTAAGTAGTGGACTTGGTTACGAGTTCGATGACGATGATGATGATAATTATGATCAACCTTTACCAGTAATTTAATGGAATATAAAATACAAACACATAAACCCAAAATCAGATTATATCCTGAAAAGTATATTAAAGTACGTGGTAAAAAAGTATTATGTCCTTATGGATATACAGAAGAGCAAATACTTAAAATTATAAAAAATAATGATTATGTAAAAATTTTTAATTTACATGAAATGCCATTATATAAATTGCCTACAAATAAATTAAAAATTTATGAGCAAACTGATACAAATGTATATGCATTTCCTATTTTAGTAGCACCTAGAGTATTTAATACAAAAATATTAACAGAAAATGATACCTTTTTTATTCCTGATGATGTTATACAAGACAATCAAACAAATAAATGTTTAATTATTATAGATAATGTATATGAGCATACATATCCATTAAAAGAAACTAAAAATATTACCTGTAAAATATTTTACAAAGTATTAGATAATACTATTAAAAAATATAATTTAAATACTAAAAGTATGTTATTAAATGTAAATAATTATAACCCGCCTAAAGTTTTTGATATAGATACAGTAGCATGTAACTTATCTTTAGGTGTAGAATTTTACGAAAATGATATGGAAAAGTATCATGAAAATGTAAAAAATTTACAAGACCCACAGCATAGACCATATAAATTAATTGCTACTAATAGCAGACCTAGAAAGCACAGATGTGATTTTGCAGAATTTGTTTACAAAAATAATTTACTAGAAGAAAATATTATATCTTTTAATAGTACTGAAAAGGATGTAAACGATTTTAATTTTAATAATAATTATACTTTTAAGAAAACTTTACCTTGGCACAATAAAATAGAAAACCCAAATGGAGAGCCACAAAATATAAACACTTTATGGGGTAATTTTATAGACTATAAACTTTATAATAAAGGATACTGCGAGTTTGTTTATGAAACAGAGTTTGAACCTCAAGAAAGAGGAGTATTACTTACAGAAAAAATTAATAGATCTTTAAAACATTTAAATCCATTTGTTATAGCAGGTACATCAGGTAGTTTAGAAGTATTAAAAAGTTATGGATTTAAAACATTTGATAAGTGGTGGGACGAAAGTTATGATACTGTAAATAATCCTGATGAAAAAACAGAAAAATTAAACAGTTTATTTTTAGAATTAAGTAATTGGAGTCATGACAAATGGTGTACCACACTTAAGGAAATGAGTTCTATACTTACACAAAATTATTACACCTATTACAGAATACATACTCAAGTGGAGTATCTTAAAGACTTAGAAAAATATATTGCCGATTTTGTAGCCAAAAACGATAAATAGTTACATGGCAGTTAATATAGACATAGTATCAGAAAAACTTTTTAATATACTAAAGGGATTTGGTTACGAAGTAAAAAGTTTTAATAAAGATGGTGATTTAGTGTTAAACCCACAAGAAGCAACTAGATTTGCAGTTGCAGAGCCTAATCTTTTAGCAAGAATTAATCTTCCAGAAAAAACAATTATGTTAGCAACAAGTGAAGATTTATCAGAAGAACCTGTAAGAGATATGGTAAAACATTTAGCACAAGATTATCTTATGAATTTTGACTACAAAATATTTAATAGAAAAATTAAGCCAAAAGGCGAACAAATAGATGTTAAAAAGAATGCGGAGAGAGACATGGCAGATGTTATGGAAGCCAGTTTAGGTAGAATGACTGGTAGTAGTAAAACTAGTTACCAACCACTAGAAAATGTAAAGTTGGTTGTGCGTCATAAGAAAGCAGTAAATGAAGAAGTACGTGGAGCAAGAAGCAGAAACATACATAGTATATTTATTCAACGTGGCGATGAAAGATTTAAAATGGCAGAAAATAATCTGCAAGCCGCCAGAGCAATGGCACGTCATATGTACAATGGTGGCGAAATGCATGATACTGTAGGAGAAGCAATTACAAGTATGGCCAAAGATTACAAACAACTCCGCGAGTTTGTAAGATATGTAAAGTCAGCAAAACTAATTAATGAAGATAATCAAGAGATTGTTCAACTTGCAGTAGAAAATATTAACGAAATTAGAACACATTTTAAAAGACTAAGTGGCGTAAAAACTTATGCTAACGCAGTTGAAGGAATAGAAGATTTTAGTTCAGTAGACTTACTAACAGACGATATAGATATTGAAAGTAAATTTACTGAAACACATTTTGATGATAAAGTTGCTAATGTTACTGACAGTTTAAAAAACTTAATTTCCAGAAAGAAAAGTTTTGAGAGCAAAATAACTAAAGCAATTGAGTCAGAAAACTTTGCTGATTTAAAAGAAAATTTAGCAGAGCAAGACATTATGGATTTCGAAAATCCTAATGCAAGACTTGGACATCAGGTAAGTATGTTAGGCTATAGTGCAAAAGACGAAACTTTATCCAACTACTTACAAGGTTTAAGTAATAAAATTAGTGCTGGTGGAGAACTTAATCAGTTTGAATACGGTACTATAAAAAGTTGTTTATTAGGTGCTAATAGTGGTGGTACAAAAACTGCTCCAGTTGATATGGCTGAAGCATATGAAGTGTTTTTGGACCAATATACACTATAAAAACAGTACATAAAGATAAATAACTATGTTGGCCAGAAATGGCCAATAGTTGTAAAAAAGTACTTGACTTTTTTGCATCATGGCAATATAATTAAGGCACAGTAATATGAATTTATTACGAACATGGCATACATATAAGGAGAAACATTATGGCCTCATTAGCAGAAATAAGAGCAAAACTACAATCTATGGAATCAAAATCCAGTGGTAGTTCCCCCGCTCAAAGCGATAACGCAATTTACCCATTTTGGAATATAGACGAAGGTACAAGTACTGTACTAAGGTTCCTACCTGACTCTGATCCAAATAACACGTTCTTTTGGGTAGAACGACAAATGATTAGACTTACATTCCCAGGAGTTGTAGGTGGTGATCAGAAACCAACAACCGTACAAGTACCTTGTATGGAAATGTTTGGTGAAAATTGTCCAGTTTTACAAGAAGTAAGACCTTGGTTTAAAGATCCTTCTTTAGAAGACATGGGCAGAAAGTATTGGAAAAAAAGAAGTTATATTTTCCAAGGCTTTGTAAATGAAAATCCTCTTAATGAAGAGGCACCAGAAAATCCAATTAGACGTTTTGTTATTGGACCTCAAATCTTTAACATTATTAAATCAGCATTAATGGACCCAGAAATGGAAAACCTTCCTACTGATTATGTTAATGGTACTGATTTCCGTTTAGCAAAAACAACCAAAGGACAATATGCAGATTATTCCACTAGTAAGTGGGCAAGAAAAGAAAGTGCATTGACTGAGGAACAACTTGGTGCAATCGATACGCATGGACTATATACTCTTAATGATTATCTTCCTGCAAAACCTACAGAAGAAGGTGTACAAGCGATTGCTGAAATGTTCCAAGCAAGTGTTGATGGAGAACTGTATGATCCAGCAAAATGGGGTAACTTTTTTAAACCCTATGGACTCGATACAGGAACAAGCACTCAATCAGCATCTGCTCCTGTATCAACAACTACAACAGAGAGTGTGGCTCCTGTAAGTGCTCCAGCACCAGCAGAAGCAAAAGTTGAAGCAGAGCCAGTTGCAGAAGCACCTGCTACACCTGAACCAGCACCAGCAACTGCAACAGCAGAAGCAAGTGGCGACGCAGGTAAAAAGTCAGCAGATGATATTCTTGCAATGATCAGAAATAGACAATCAAGTTAGGAGGTAGATCATGCAAAAGCCTTTTGACTTAACAAAGTTTAGAACTGGACTGACTAAAAGCATTAGTGGTATTAGTGCAGGATTTCATGATCCAAAAGATTGGATTAGCACAGGTAACCACACACTAGATTATCTAATTAGTGGAGACTTCAATGGAGGTATCCCATTAGGTAAAGTTAGTGTATTTGCAGGTGAGTCAGGTTCTGGTAAAAGTTTTATCTGTTCTGGTGTAATTACACGAAATGCTCAAAAAGCCGGTTGTCAGGTTGTGTTGTTCGATTCTGAGAACGCACTTGACGAGCAATGGCTACAAGCATTAGATGTAGATACATCTCCAGATAAACTTCTACGTGTTAGTGTTTCAATGATAGATGACGTTGCTAAAGCATTGTCTGAATTCATTAAAGACTACAAAGCAAATTATGGCGATCTGCCATATGACGAAATGCCTAAATTAGTTTTTGTAATAGACAGTTTAGGTATGTTGCTAACTCCGACTGATGTAGATCAGTTTAACAAAGGTGACATGAAAGGGGATATGGGTAGAAAACCTAAGGCACTAGCCTCCTTGGTTAGAAATACCGTGAACCAGATTGCACCTTTTCCTATAGCCTTAGTGGCTACAAACCATACTTATGCAAGTCAGGACATGTTTGATCCTGATGATAAAATAAGTGGTGGGCAAGGCTTTATATACGCAAGTAGTATTGTTATTGCGATGAAAAAACTAAAACTCAAGGAAGATGAGCAAGGTAATAAAACATCAACAGTACAAGGTATTAGAGCCGCATGTAAAGTAATGAAATCCAGATACAGTAAACCTTTCGAGGCTGTTCAAGTTAAGATTCCTTATGCGACAGGCATGGATCCATACAGTGGTATGTTAGAAATGCTAGAAACAAAAGGCATTGTGGTTAAAGAAGGAAACAAACTTGCATATACCTCGCCTGTAACTGGAGAAATCATCAAAGAGTTCAGAAAAGGCTGGACTGACGACAAACTTCAGATAGTTATAGATGAATGGGGACAAAATCCCATGGCACAAGAAGATGAGCCAGATGATATTGACCCTGAAGTTGTAGAACCAGAAGTAGAGGAGTATAACGATGAGTCCTGAAGTAGCATTACTTTATGATGTGTGGGAAGGTGTAAAAGACCAAGTACCACAAAAAGAACGTCTTCATACTGCAGAAAACATTGTTAGATCGTTCGACGACAATGTTGACATCTCAGATGCTGAAAACAATTTACATGATTTTGATAAAGTCATGCAGGCCGCAATAGTTAGCCATTTTGACATAGGCTTTGAGGACGAAGATGAAGATGAGGATTGGGAAACTTAATGGCAACCTATTACAATAAAATTGTCGAGAACTTAGGTAATATCGTTGATGCTATTGCGTATTACGAAAAAGAACTTGATGATGCAAGATGGGAAGTCAGGATCAAAGGGAGTCTGGAGAAAGCCTCCGCCTCCCTCCCCGGTCTTACAGAGTATCGCTTCAATCAATTACAAGAGATTGAAGCAATACTTGAACATCTAAACATAGAATTACGAAAAGAACGAGCACAAACATTTCGTAAGTATTTAGAAAATTACAATAGAACTTTAAGTAGTAGAGACGCAGATAAATTTGTAGATGGCGAACAGAGTGTTATAGATTTGACTCATTTAGTTAATCAGTTTAGTTTATTAAGAAACAAATATCTAGGTATTATGAAAGGATTAGATGCTAAACAATGGCAAATAGGACACATAACTAGACTTAGAACTGCTGGAATGGAAGATATAGTTATTGATTAAAATGAAAACATTTAATGAAAAAACTTATAGACCTTTACCAGAGCAACTTACTATTAAACCTAGTAAGATAGATGGATTAGGATTACACACAAACGAATACCTTGATGCTGGTACTGTATTAGGAGAAACTCATGTGCTGGTACATAACATGGATAGGCACGAATGGGTAAGAACTCCATTAGGAGGATTTATAAATCATAGCGATGACCCTAATTGTTACATAAGCACAGACAGAGGTGACAGAACTTTACACACAATTAAACCAATACAAACTGGACACGAACTAACAGTATATTATAGATTCAGAGGATATGATGGTACTGCAGGAGATGATACAGCACCTAATATAGAAGAATGAAAAATAAACTTGAGGATCTATGGAGAAAATTTAAATCATGGAAATTAGCCATGGAAGTTAAATTTATACTGTGGAAAGTTGATAGAAACATTAAAAATTACCATAAAAAGCAAAAAAAATTACAAAAAAAGTAAAAAATTGCTTGACTTATAGCAAAAATTTGCTATTATATATACATAGTTTAAATTAATAACCGTGGGAGGCAATATGCAAAACTATGTAAAAATAAAATCTGGAACTTATCGTAGTTCACCATTAAAGGATATGATCTTTCCTTTAATAAAACCAATTAGTTATGGAAAACGTGGTGCATTTGTAACTGTAGATGCAAGTGCTGTCATGAATCCAGACTACAAGAAAATTAGAGTTCTTGTAAATGGTCCGTTAGATTTGGAACCTTCTAATAAAGAAGATTACGAAAAACTAATGGGCATTAAAAAGCCTAAGGCCAAAAAGAAAGAAACTCCT